TATTAAAGAAGATATTATAAGTCTTCGTTCTCTTGTTCAATCTATTAAGAATGAGCAAAAAGATTTAAATGAGGAATTGCAACAACTAAATGAAGTTGCTCTTGAAGAACCTCATGATAAACCTCAAAATGTAGGTTTTGTTCAAGATCCACTTACACCTGTTGATCAAAAGTTCGCTACTTTTAAAGATTTAAAAGAGCACTATCAGATCTTTATCAATAGAATCCAAACACAACTCTCTTCCATTGGCGGAGGTGGCGCTGGATTTATTAAAGATCTTGATGATGTTAGTTTCGATCAAACAACAGGAAATAATAAACTTTTAATTTACAACTCAGAAACATCTAAGTGGGTTGGAATTGCAAGTACTGCTCTCGGTGGTGGTGGTGGTAACGCTGGTGTTGGAACCGATACAAATATTAATACCTCAGGTATTATTACTGCTGCTGCTGTTAATACTAATTTTATTACAGGTATTGCTGCAACATTCTCAGGCAATGTTTCTGTAGGTGGAACTTTAGTATATCAAGATGTAAAACATATTGATGCTATTGGTATTATTACTGCACAGCAGGGTATTCAGATACTTAATAATGGTTTGAATATCACTAGTGGTATTGCAACTATTGTTGGAACGTCTGGCACAACAACTATAGGTGGTATAGGAAATACGGCATTATTTGTTGATGGTAACGCTAGAGTTGTAGGACTTCTTACAGTTGGTAGAGCATCTGTCACTATTGACGGTGACAATAATACTATCAACGTTGGACTTGTTACAATTACAAATTCCAGCGTCACTATTGGTGATAACGTTACTATTAACACTGGTGCTACCGGTATTAACTCAGCACCAAATGTTTTCTATGTCGCCAAAGATGGAAATGATGATAATAACGGAACATCTATTGATAACGCAAAACTTACCATTAAGGGTGCAGTTTCTGTAGCATCATCTGGTTCAGTTATCAAAGTTATGTCTGGTAACTATGTTGAAGATAATCCTATTGAACTACCAGCTTTCAGTGCGGTAGTTGGTGATGATTTAAGAACTTGTAAGATTTTACCTAATAATACAACTTCTGACATATTTCATGTCAACAAAGGATGTAAGTTGCAAAACATGACATTCTCTGGACATCTAGCACCCGCTGCTGCGGTTGCATTCCCAACTAATGGTGCAACTAATGTGGGTGGTGGTAAGTGGAAGGGTCCATATGTTCAAAATTGCACTAGTGACACTACAACTGGAACTGGTATCAGAGTTGATGGTAGTAAAGCAGTAAACACAAAGTCAATGAATGTTGACGCTTTTACGCAATATAACCAGGGTGGCGTCGGAGTTGCTGTAACTAATGAAGGATATGCTCAATTAGTCTCAGTCTTCACTATATGCTGTAATGTTGCTATCCAATGTCATGCAGGTGGACAAGCAGACGTTGCAAATAGTAATTGCAGTTTTGGTACAAATGGTTTAGTTGCTGACGGAAAAGGAAATCTTCAGTTTATTGGAACTTGTACTGCATCAGCAGATGCTGCTCAAGATAATGTTACCATTAACGTAGGCACTACAACCACACGTCCATATGATGGACAAATTGCGTTCTTTGGAGAACTATTTAAATCTGTCGAATCAATCACAGTTGGATCTGGAGGAACAGGATATACATCTACTCCAACAGTTACAGTTGCAGATCCTACAGGTGTAAGCGGTGAAACTGCAACAGCATTTGCCACCTTAGAGGGTGAAAGTGTGGCTTCAATCACTATCATTAGTAGTGGATCTCAATATCAAACAACACCAACGATAACAATTAGTGATCCTGATGTCGGTAGTAATGGCGCATCTGCCACTGCTACAATGACACCTATTTACTATACAATAAATAGTAGCACACCAATAGTATCTGGAATTACTACATTAACCCTTGAAGAAAACCTACTTCACTCAGTTGGCGTAGGAACATCGGTTCATTTCTTCCAGCAAAGCAAAATTATTGCTAGTTCACATACTTTTGAATATATCGGTGCCGGTAACACTATTACAGAGGCAACTCCAAAACGTGGTGGTGTTACTATTCAAGCAAATGAAGTTACTAAAACAAACGGGGGAAACGTCGTTTATACCAGCACTGATCAGTCTGGTAACTTCAGAATAGGTGATGACTTACAAATAAACCAAAACACCGGTACAATTAGTGGTAGAGCATTCTCCAGAAGTTTGTTTACAGAAATGACACCGTTTATTTTAGCACTGAGTTAATATGGCACAATTAGCACTTAATAGATTTCAAACAGTTACTTTAGCACTAACTGATTCAGAGCAGACAATGTACACTGCACCGACAGGTTATACTGCTATTCTTCTGTATGCACATGTAGCAAATGTTGGTAGTGCCGACGCTACTGTTACAATGAAACATGCAAGATCAGGAACTGATACAGAAATCATAAAAGGAGCGAACGTTCCTACTAATGATGCATTTGTTCCGTTAAGTGGAAAATTAGTTTTAGAAACAAGTGATGCAGTAAAAATTACTGCAAGTGCAAACAGCACACTTAAGTGTATTTTAAGTATCTTAGAGACAGCAACATAAAATGCCATACATCGTAGGTGCCTTAACAAAAACAAACTTAGATATGACGGGAGGTATCGTTCGCTCTGGAGTGACGACAACTGCCACTACAAATGAGACTGCGATTATATCTCTTTCTGCGCCAAAATATCAATCTGTTGAGTTTAATGTGCAAGCAACTCAATCAAGTAGTTTTAATTCTACTATCGTTAAGGCAATGCATGATGGTTCATCAGCATATGTAACGGAATATGGAACACTTCAAGTTCCATCAGGAATTGCTACTTTCTCTGCTGACTTGAGTGGAGGACAACTAAGACTTTTGGCGTATCCTTCATCTGCCGGTTTAACAACCTTTAGTGTAATCTACACTGCATTGAACGCATGAAAACATTTAAGGAGTTTATTCGAGAAGCAGCACCTACAAACTCTACTGGGAGTGGTGTTGATAATTATATTCCATATCTGTTTAAGAATGAAGATGATGATGATTTAACTCAAGATTATCAAACACCTGCTGAACCAGGTGAGGCAAAATTTAGATTTTCAAACATATATCCAGTTTTAAAACTTTCATTATCCAATAGTCAAGGTGATGGACCTAGTATTGATCAAATGGTTCATGCTTCAAAAGAATATACGCAATTAATGGATAATAATACAATTCAAAGAATACGTGATAATATAAAAAGATTTCAAACTGAAAGAATTCAAGACAATTAAAGAATTGGATTACTAAATACATATTGATTATTCTAATCCTAGGTGTATTATGAAAACTTTAAAATATCTGGGAATAGGGTTAGGAGCGATAGTTGGTATTGCTCACATTGGTGTTCTAGGGCATTTAATATCGAGAAAAGATCACGTTCAACCACCTATCATTAATTTTCCTGCAGGTGATTACTCATCATATAAGGTAGAGGCAGGTAAAGAAGGTTACAGTATAGAATATAGAGCAAACGATCCTGCTATTCTTGAGTCACAAAAATCCTTATCATTAGATAAAACTAAGAGAGGATTATTTGGTGGTGGTAATGAAAGTCGTCGGGAGTGGCGCAAAGATCAATACACTATGGATGGCACTAGGAATCTAGGAGGTGCTGTAGACGGCGAGGGAAAGTCTGCAAAAGACATAGAGTGTATCGTGGCGGACGCTGGAGCACGGAGTCAAGGTGCAATGGCGGGAAGTAGTATTGCTGCTGGAGTTGGTGTTCCTGCTGTGATTGGCATCCCATATGTTGGATGGTTAGCAGCTGGGTGGATGTCTTTGTTAGGACAGAATGTTGGATCTGAAGCAGGATCTATCGTCAACTCTGCAATTAGTGATTGCTAAATAATATTAAGACTATTATTTTCTTATGAAAAAATGTCCAGCTGGACAGTATTACTGTTTTACTAGTAAGAAATGTAAAAAAATTCCCATGGGATATCATGTGGGTGGAAGGGGTATGCTTGAACCAGATACCGATACCAATAAAAAAGGTAATGGTAATGGCAATGGCAATGGTAACGGTGGCAATGGTAATGGTGCCGGTAACGGTGGCAATGGTAATGGTGCCGGTAACGGTGGTGGCGGTAACGGTGGTGGTATGGGAGAACAAGTAGTCCATGAAGGTGGTAACCTTCGTCAGTGGTTCAAAGGATCCAAATCAAAAGATGGTAAAGGTGGTTGGGTAAATGTCCGTACTGGCGGAACATGTGCAAGTGATGAACCTGGAGAGGGAACTCCTAAGTGTGTTTCTTCTGCAAAAAGAGCAAGTATGACAAAAGCAGAAAGAGATTCTGCTGCTAGAAGAAAAACAAAAGCAGATCCTGGACAACAACAAAAAACGGGTGCTGCTAAACCAACTTATGTAAAAACTGATAGTCCTAGAAAGATGAAGAACGAAGAAATCGAACTCATTCAAGAAAAGGACAAAAAAGGTAAAGGTAGTGGATCAAAAGACGCCTGTTACCACAAAGTAAAATCTCGTTACAGTGTTTGGCCTAGTGCATATGCGTCAGGAGCACTAGTCAAATGTCGTAAGGTAGGCGCTGCAAACTGGGGAAACAAGTCTGAAGAACTTTCCTGGGATGAACTAACAGAGAAGTGCTGGCCTGGATACGAGAAAAAAGGAATGAAGACAATGTTTGGAAAAAGATATCCAAACTGCGTTAAAAAGAAAGCAACCAGAAAAGAGCAGGTTGAAGAAGCAGTAAGACTCCCCGCTAAAACTGGTAATATTATTGATGTAAATTTTGTCTTTAGAGGAAGAGGCTTCAGTCTTAAAATGTTCTTCCCTAAAGTAGGAATTCCAAGTAGATCTGATGTAATGGATCAGATCGATAAAGTATATCCTGGCGCAAAACTAACGTATTTCAGAGTCGCTGACTATGAACCAGGACAACCACTCCTCAGAGTTTCAGAAGAAACAGAAGACAAAAGAGGAGAAACTATTGCAGATTATGCAAATGACGGAAAAATATCAGAAGGACAAATTGTGGATTCCGAGGGGGCACTAGGAGAGGGTGCTGCTTGGACTAAAAAGTCTGGTAAGAATAAAGAGGGTGGACTTAACGAAAAAGGGCGTAAGTCTTATGAAAGAGAAAACCCAGGTTCTGATCTTAAAGCACCATCTAAAAAGAAAGGAAACAAAAGAAGAGCATCATTCTGTGCAAGAATGAAAGGTATGAAAGCAAAACTAACTTCTGCCAAAACTGCAAGAGATCCAGATAGCAGAATTAACAAAAGTTTGAGAGCTTGGAACTGCTGAATAAATTATGCCTGATAATGTATACCTTGGTAATCCAAATCTAAAAAAAGCAAATACGCCGATTGAATTTACTGAAGAGCAAATCATTGAGTTTGTTCAGTGTCAGGATGATCCTGTTTATTTTGCCAATAAGTATGTAAAAATTGTTAGTTTGGATGAGGGACTTGTTCCTTTTACACCATATAAATTTCAAGAGAAGTTAATTCATAATTTTCATGAGAATAGATTTAACATCTGTAAAATGCCGCGACAGACTGGCAAAAGCACTACAGTTGTTTCTTATCTTCTTCATTATGCGATTTTCAATGCCAGTGTTAATATCGGCATACTTGCTAACAAAGCAGCAACTGCTAGGGAACTTTTAGGAAGATTACAAACTGCGTATGAGAATCTTCCTAAATGGATGCAGCAAGGTATTATGGTATGGAACAAAGGTTCTTTGGAGTTAGAAAATGGAAGTAAAATATTGGCAGCGTCTACGTCTGCAAGTGCTGTCCGAGGTATGTCATTTAACATCCTCTTTCTCGACGAGTTCGCGTTCGTACCAAACCATATTGCTGACTCATTCTTTGCCTCTGTTTATCCTACTATTACTTCTGGTAAAAACACCAAGGTAATTATTGTTTCTACGCCACATGGTATGAATCACTTCTACCGCATGTGGAGTGATGCAGAGAAGGGTAGAAATGAATATCTACCTACTGACGTTCACTGGAGTGAAGTACCTGGTAGGGATGAAGCATGGAAAGAACAAACAATTGCAAACACATCTGATCAACAATTTAAAATTGAGTTTGAATGTGAATTCTTAGGATCAATCGATACATTGATTGCTGCTAGTAAGTTGAGATCACTAGTATATGATGCTCCTATTATATCAAACGCTGGATTAGATGTATATGAAGAACCCCAAAAGGATCATGATTATGTTATGACTGTTGATGTAGCTCGTGGAGTTGGTGAAGATTATTCTGCTTTTGTATGTGTAGATATCACTTCTTTTCCACATAAAGTTGTGGCAAAATATAGAAACAATGATATAAAACCAATGTTATTTCCAAATATAATTTGGGAAGTGGCAAAGAAATATAATAGCGCATTTATTTTGTGTGAAGTAAATGATATTGGAGATCAAGTAGCATCACTACTTCATTACGATTTAGAATATCAAAATGTTCTTATGTGCTCCATGCGCGGCAGAGCAGGACAAGTTGTAGGACAAGGATTCTCTGGAAAAAAGACACAGTTAGGTGTCAAGATGTCCAAGACTGTTAAAAAAGTAGGATCTCTCAATCTAAAAGCAATGATTGAAGAGAACAAATTACTTTTTCATGATTTAGATATTATATCAGAACTAACCACCTTCATATCAAAACATAATTCATTTGAAGCAGAAGATGGATGTAATGATGATTTAGCAATGTGCCTTGTAATTTATGCATGGTTGGTTGCACAAGACTATTTTAAAGAACTTACTGATCAAGATATTAGAAAGAGATTATATGAAGAACAAAAGAATCAGATAGAACAAGACATGGCACCATTTGGATTTTTAAATGATGGTTTGGATGATGATAGTTTTGTTGATGGTGATGGAGATAGATGGACAACAGCAGAATATGGAGATCGTTCATACATGTGGGAGTATAGATAATGGATCTTGATGGACAAATTAAACTTGGACATCTGCTCCTTAATGATAGAAAATGTAGAGTTTGTGGAGAAACAAAAAATCTTATAGAGGGATATTACAGAACTAGAAAGGATAGAGGAGCAGTTGCTTCATCATATTCATATGAATGTAAGGATTGTACTATTAAAAGAATAGTGAGTAGTAGAAAGAAACAAACACTATTTGTAGATTATACTTATCCAGATTGGTAGTTCACGTCTCATTTCCCCGATGAAAATACTTTTAATTCTAAATATCTAAAGATAAACTGAGACAACGGAGAAAAAAATGGCGACTCCTCAACTATCTCCAGGGATACTTGTAAGGGAGGTTGATCTTACCGTAGGAAGAGCTGACAATGTTCTTCAAAATAACGGTGCGATTGCTGGACCTTTTAGTTTAGGTCCTGTTTCTGAAGCAATTGATATCACCACAGAAGAAGAATTTATTTCAACATTCGGACAACCTATTTCAACCGATAGACACTACGAATATTGGATGACTGCATCATCTTTCCTCTCTTATGGTGGAAGACTTAAAGTTGTCAGAGTAGACGGTGCTAACCTCAACAACGCAAATGCTGGTGTAGGATTGGCATCCACAGCAGTTAAGATCAAAAACTTTGATGATTATAATGCCAATTATCAGTCAGCGACTGATTTTTATTATTCTGCAAAAAATCCCGGAACTTACCTGAATGATCTTAAGGTAGCTACCATCGATGATTTTGGTGATCAAGTCATTGGACTTTCAACTAATGATCCTGGACTTTCAAATCTTAAAGTTGGATTTGGTGTTACCATGGCGCTCAGTGGAACTGAGGCTGGTATTGGAACAACTAAATCTGTTGATGGATTCCTGAAGGGAATTATCACTGGAGTTACCACGGACTCTACAAACGGCGCGAGTAGCATCGTTGTTAAAGTTGTATCCAGAGTTTCTGGACAAAATACTGAAACTGCAACTTCTTATGCTCAATCTGATCCACTAAGATCTTTCCAACCTGGATCTGCTATTATTCCTGTTAATAACTCAGGAATTAATACTGGTAAAGGAATTGGGGTATTTGCAGGAGCTGCTGGTACAGTAACTGATTGGTATGACGGACAAACTCTTGGATTGACAAACGCTACAATTTTCTGGAAAGAAATTGCACCTAAACCCACAACATCTCAGTATGTATCTGATAGAAGTGGTAAAAATGACTCAATGCATGTCGTCGTTGTAGATGACACAGGTAGTGTGACAGGAATTAAGGGTAATATCCTTGAGAGAAATACATTCATCTCTAAAGCAACTGATACAGTTTCTGCTATTTCATCACCTGAGAGAACTTACTATAAAGATTTCCTTTCATTAGGATCTAAGTATCTCTATGCTGGAGGAAATGTTTCTGCTGCACGCGATACTTTCCATCTGACTGAACCTGTTGCTACAGGATTCTCTACAGCATTTACTAAGTTTACTACAGCAGAAGGACTTTTTGGACAGTTAGCACAAGACACAACATTCAGTGCTATCGGCAATAAGACTTATACCCTTACAAATGGTAAGGATTATAGTGGAACAAATAACACAGGAATGTCTGCATCTCTTGGTGATCTGACAGCTGGTTATGAACTTTTTGCTAACAAAGATGAGATTGAAGTAAACTTCCTTCTCATGGGTCCTGGATGCTCAACCGAAGCAGAATCACAGGCAAAAGCACAGCAACTTATTTCTGTTGCTCAAGGTAGAAAAGACTGTATTGCAGTTATTTCCCCCGATAGAAACAACGTTGTTGATGTTTCATCTACAACAGATCAAACAAACAACATCGTTAGATTCTTCAGTACTTTAAATTCCTCTTCATTCGCAGTCTTTGAAAGTGGGTATAAGTACATGTATGATAGATTCAACAATCAATTCCGTTATATCCCAACTAATGGAGACGTTGCTGGATTGATGGTTAGAACTGAAATTGATCAGTTCCCATGGTACTCACCTGCTGGACAGCAAAGAGGTGTTCTTAACAATGCAATTAAACTTGCATACAACCCCAATAAAGCACAAAGAGATTCTCTCTATGAAGCAAGAGTCAACTCTATTGTAACTTTACCAGGAGTTGGAACTGTTCTTTATGGTGATAAGACTGCATTGAACTTTGCTTCTGCGTTTGATAGAATCAACGTTCGCCGTCTGTTCCTTACAGTTGAAAAAGCACTTGAAGGACTTGCTAATGATCAACTCTTTGAGTTCAATGATGAGATTACTAGATCTTCCTTCACCAATGCTGTTGAACCTTACCTTCGCGATGTTCAAGCAAAGAGAGGACTTTTTGACTTCCGCGTCATTTGTGACTCCTCCAATAACACTCCTGAAATCATTGACAATAATGAATTCAGAGCAGATATCTTCCTCAAGCCCACCAAATCAATTAACTATGTTACTTTGACGTTCGTCGCCACACGAACAGGTGTTGCTTTTGAAGAAGTTACTGGCAGAGTTTGATTTTAAGATACAATAAACACGGAGGACACAACTAATGGCAAACTTAAGAACAATCACTAACTTTAAATCCGCCCTCAGAGGGGGCGGTGCTCGTCCTAATCTATTTGAAATTGACATCACCGGATGGCCTGGTGGTGAAAATATGGGTAACTTTGGTAATGATGCTAAGGAAGAGTTTCAATTCCTTTGCAAAGCAGCTGCTCTGCCTTCTTCTAACATTACTCCAATTGAGATTCCTTTTAGAGGAAGAACTCTCAAGGTTGCTGGTGATAGAACTTTTGATACCTGGACTATTACAATTATCAATGATGAAAACTTCAGACTTAGAACTAAGTTTGAGCAGTGGATGAATGGTATCAACAAACTGACTGATGGATCTGGTGCAACTAACCCAGGTTCATATATGGGCAATGCTGTTGTTCATCAACTCGGTAGAGGTGCTAATCAAGGTAGAAATTCAATCACTAACTCAGGTGGTGGTGACGGAAGTGGTGGACGTGATAACATTCGTCCTCTCAGAACTTATTACTTTAGTGATATTTTCCCAACTGAAGTTTCCGAAATTGGACTATCTTATGACAGCACTGATACCATTGAAGAGTTCACTGTAACCTTCCAAGTTCAGTACTGGGTTGCTGGTACAAATAGTACAAATGGTGGACCTGCTGATCAACGCAATAACGTAACCAGATAAATCAGATAAATAGTCAAATAAAAGACTACTAATAAATCATGGCTAAGTTATTTGGGTTCTCGATTGAGGATACCGAAAAAACTCCACCTAACGTTGTTTCCCCCGTTCCTCCTAATAATGAGGACGGGGTAGATCACTATATGACAAGTGGATTTTTTGGGCAATATGTTGATATTGAAGGAGTCTACAAAACAGAGTTTGATTTAATCAAACGATATCGTGAAATGGCATTACATCCAGAGTGTGATAGTGCTATTGAAGATGTGGTAAATGAAGCAATTGTAGCAGACACTCATGATACTCCTGTAGAAATTGAACTTTCAAATCTTAATGCTAGTGACGGAATTAAGAAAAAAATAAGAGAAGAGTTTAAATATATTTTAGGATTATTGGATTTTGACAAAAAAGCACATGAAATCTATAGGAATTGGTATATTGACGGAAGACTTTACTACCACAAAGTCATTGATTTAAAAAATCCTCACGAAGGTATTCAAGAATTACGTTATATTGACGCAATGAAAATGCGTTATATACGTCAGCAGAAGAAAAAACCTAATGATAGTCGTTTAGGAAATATTAATAGTGGAAATAATAATCCCATGGAATATGAATTCCCTGAGATTGAAGAATATTTCCTTTACAATCCAAAATCTGGATATCCTTCTCAAACTGCTGGAGCTCAAGGAGGAAATTCTGGTGTTAAATTTTCTAAAGATTCAATCACATATTGTTCATCTGGACTTGTAGATCGTAATAAAGGATCAACTCTTTCATATCTTCATAAAGCAATCAAATCACTCAATCAACTTCGCATGATTGAAGATGCGCTTGTAATCTATAGATTGTCTCGCGCACCAGAACGTCGTGTTTTCTACATTGACGTTGGTAATCTGCCTAAAGTAAAAGCAGAACAATATTTACGCGATGTTATGAATCGCTATCGCAATAAACTTGTATATAATGCACAAACAGGTGAGATTCGCGATGACAAAAAATTTATGTCTATGATGGAAGACTTCTGGCTTCCTAGGCGTGAAGGTGGAAGAGGAACTGAAATCTCCACTCTCCCTGGTGGACAAAACCTTGGTGAGATTACTGACATTGAATATTTTAAAAAGAAACTTTATAAGTCACTTAACGTACCTATTTCCCGTATTGAAGGAGATGGTGGATTTAACCTAGGAAGATCTTCTGAAATTTTAAGAGATGAGGTAAAATTCAGCAAATTTGTTGGACGTTTAAGAAAAAGATTCTCTGGCTTGTTTAATGACATGCTAAAGACTCAACTTTTACTTAAAAATATCATTACTCCTGAAGATTGGGACATAATGAATGAGCACATTCAATATGACTTTCTTTATGATAATCACTTTGCTGAACTTAAAGATGCAGAGTTAATGAATGAAAGACTCACTCTTGTCGCAACAGCAGAAGCTTATGTTGGTAAGTATTATTCTCAAGATTATTTGAGGAGAAAAGTTCTTCGTCAAACTGATCAAGAAATTTTAGAACAAGATCAACTAATTAAATATGAAATTAAATCTGGAATAATTCCTGATCCTGCAGAAATGCAAATTGATCCTGAAACTGGACAATCAGTACCCGGAAATGCATCAATGGATTTAGGAAAACCAGTAATGGAACCGGAAGTTGATGGTTCTTCTACTGAAGCTCCTGAACTACCCAAGGGTGGGGAAATATAAATAAAACATAGTAAGTAAATTGACTATTCACATGGATGAACTTATGGATATGATGGTATCCGATGAATCTCCTTCGCAAATAAGCGATAAGATTAAGGATATTTTAATGGGAAAAGCTGCCGAAAGGATTGATACATTTCGTCCTATGGTAGCAAATGGTGTGTTTGGTGAAGATGATATTGAAGTTGAAGATGATGAAGAGGAAACTCTTGAAATCGCCAACGAATTAGAAACCGAAGAAGAAACCGAAGAGGACTCTGAATAATGGCACATCGCACAGTTGGTGTCGGACAAAGTATTGCTACAGGTAGCACTAATCAAAAAAGTGCTGCTATTGCAGTAAAATCAAACGTTTTAAGAATTACCGCAAGAGGTGGTGATGCTCACGTTGCAATTGGTACTGAACCAGTAGCAGCTGAAACCGATTATCTTATTCCTGCTGGAACAAGTGAAACTCTGGGAATTACTAAAGCTTCTCAAAGAGTTAGAAGTGTTGAAACGTTAGGCACAAAAACAATTGTCACTTGTCCTGAGGGCACTCAACAACCATTTGGTGTTGGTGATTGCGTAAGTCTTGAGACAAATCTTGCAGATAGCAACTGGGCGACGATAATTAATCATGTTGGGGTAGATTCTATTGATCAAACAGCAGATTATGATGGATCTTTTAGTACTAGAGTTACCCTAAGTGCTAATACTGGCACCATTTCTACAGCGTTTTCTGATAATGACGCTACTCTTCGTAGATCGATCAAAGTAGGTGCTGTTTCACCTGATAATGCTGGATCTATTTTCGTTCAACAAGTACAAATTACCGGAGTAGCCTGATGAAACTTATCAGAGAAGAAATCGAATCAGTCGAATTTCTTGTAGAATCAAAGAACGGCAAGAAATCAATGTATATTGAGGGGATTTTCCTTCAAGGAAACATTAAAAACCGTAATGGTAGAATGTATCCTATGGAAACTCTTCGTAGAGAAGTTGGTAGATACAATGAAAATAATGTTCAAGCAGGTAGAGCACTTGGTGAACTTGGACATCCTGATGGACCTACTGTCAATCTAGATCGAGTATCTCATAAAATTGTTTCTCTAAGAGAATCTGGTTCTAACTTTATCGGTAAAGCAAAAATTCTTAGCACTCCTATGGGTAAAATTGCATCTTCTCTTATAGGAGAAGGTGTAAAGCTTGGTGTTTCTTCTCGTGGAATTGGATCTTTAAAAATGACAAGAGAAGGTGTTAACATAGTCGGTGACGATTTTATGTTGGCAACTGCTGCTGATATCGTTGCTGATCCTTCTGCACCTGATGCTTTCGTTGAAGGCATTATGGAAGGTAAGGATTGGGTATGGGATGGTGGTATTCTTCGTGAGAGGTATGCCGATAAAACATATAGAGAAATTAACACTCTAGTCACCCAAAAACAACTCGATGAAAAGAAATTAGATCTTTTCAACGATTTTCTTAATAATATCTGATATTAAGTATAAAATTTATTAATACATAAATAAATATAGTTTTAAAAAAACGGAAACGGAGCTGTTCAAAAATGTCTCGTGGTACAAAATTACAAGAAATGGAAGTAGGCAATGTAAAGCAGTCCAAAACTGCTGCTAACGCTAACGCTAAGCCTGGCGATTCTATGCCCACTCTGTCCGGAGCAACTCCTGGACAGTCTGGTACATATGAAGATCTCGGAGGTCCTACCCCTGAGAACTATAAGCCTGATGATGATTCTGCCAAGTTAAACATACCTGGCAAAACCCTCAAGCAAGTTAAGGACGTAGTAAACGCAAAAGCCAAACCTGCCATGGCAGCTCCTGCCGAGGAAGTAGAAACTGACGAACCCATTATCGAAGAAGAATCAGTAACTGATGAAGTAGTATCTGAAGAAGAAACTACCGAAACTGTTGCTGAGTATAACGTCGAAGAAGATGTTAATGCTCTTCTTAGTGGTGAAGAACTCACCGAAGAATTCAAAGAAAAGGCAAAAACCATCTTTGAAGCAGCAATCACTGCTAAGGCTGCTTCCATTGAGGAAGCAATCGAAGCTAAGTACGCTGCTGCACTTGCTGAAGAAGTTGCCTTAGCAAAAGAATCACTCGCTGAGCGTGTAGATTCTTATCTTGAGTATGTCTCTGACGAGTGGTTTGAAGAAAACGCACTTGCCATTGAGAACGGACTCAAGACTGAAATGACTGAATCATTCCTTGAAGGAATGAAGGGTCTTTTTGAAGAACATTATGTATCAATTCCTGAAGAAAAATATGATGTGCTTAACAGCATGGTAGAAAAACTTGATGATATGGAGACAAAACTCAACGAGCAAATCGAGAAAAATATTGCCCTGAATGGCAGACTCAGTGAGTCTGTTGCAGACGGTATTCTTGATGAAGTTTCTGAAGGACTCGCGTCTACTCAGAAGGAGAAGCTCGCCTCACTTTCCCAAAGTGTAGAGTTTGAAAGTGAACAATCTTATCGTGAAAAGCTAGGAACACTTAAGGAATCTTATTTCCCTAAGAACAATGCTCCTGCTGCTAAAACTGAAACACTGTCTGAAGGTGAAACCCATGATCATCAGCAATATACTGATACCATGAGTTCATATCTCAGATCTCTGGGAACTTTTAGCAAATGAATTTAAAATTAAATCAAACAAAAACTTACACTAGGTAAAAAGCAAATGTTCCATTCCGAGCATCTGCAGGAAAAGTGGGCACCCCTTCTTGAGTATGATGGACTTGACTCCATCAAGGATCCTCATAGAAAGGCTGTAACTGCCGTCCTGCTTGAAAACCAAGAAAAATTTCTGAAGGAGTCTTCCTCCTTTGAGACTGGTGGATCCCTCCTAAGTGAGGCTACTCCTACCAACTCAACAGGTAGCGCCGTAGATAACTTCGATCCCGTTCTGATCTCTTTGATCAGACGCTCAATGCCTAACCTGATCGCATATGATCTGGCTGGCGTCCAACCAATGAGTGGACCTACTGGACTCATCTTCGCGATGCGTTCCCGTTATGCCAATCAAACCGGAAACGAAGGATTCTACAACGAACCCGATTCCGCATGGAGTGGACAGAACTTCGGTCGTAACCTTACTGGTGGTTTCTCTGATACCGCCGCTGGTATGGGTACTACCGCTCAGGCTGGCAACAACCCTGCACTCCTGAACCCCACCTCCTCCGCTAACACTAGTGGTGGTGGAACCGACGCTTATAACGTTGGACAAGGCATGACAACTGCCGAGTCTGAAGCACTCGGAGATGCAGATCAGAACGCCTTCAATCAGATGGCTTTCTCTATTGAGAAAGTTACTGTAACTGCTAAGTCCAGAGCACTGAAAGCAGAATACAGCCTTGAGCTTGCTCAAGACTTGAAAGCGATCCATGGACTGAACGCTGAAGCGGAACTCGCCAACATTCTCTCTACTGAGATTCTGGCTGAGATCAACCGCGAAGTGATCAGAACCATCTACAAGGTTGCTGAGCAAGGTGCTGTACAAAACGTCGCACAATCCGGTGTATTCGATCTAGACATCGATTCCAACGGACGCTGGAGCGTTGAGAAGTTCAAAGGACTTCTGTTCCAAATCGAAAGAGATGCTAACGCGATTGCACAAAGAACTCGTAGAGGAAAGGGCAACACGATCCTTTGTTCTGCTGACGTTGCTTCTGCACTCACCATGGCTGGTGTACTTGATTACACCCCTGCTCTTAACGCCAACCTCACCGTTGACGACACCGGTAACACCTTCGCTGGTGTTCTCCAAGGTAAGTATCGTGTATATATCGATCCTTATTCTGCTAACCTTACCTCAGGTAATCAGAGCCCAGGTAACCAGTACTACGTCGTAGGATACAAGGGATCTTCCCCTTATGACGCTGGACTGTTCTATTGCCCATATGTTCCCCTTCAAATGGTTCGTGCCGTTGGAGAGGACACCTTCCAGCCTAAAATCGGATTCAAGACTCGTTACGGCATGGTTGCGAATCCCTTCGCTGAAGGCACCCAGGCACAACTCGGCGCTCTTAACATCAACGCCAACCGTTACTACAGACGTGTTGCAGTTAAGAACCTCATGTGATATAATTTCCTTACGTGTGAAGGAAGTGCAAGGGAGTCTTCGGACTCCCTTTTTTTATCTAAATAATTAGAAAACGATGTCTTACGGCAATCCATTTGAGAATCAGATAAGTAATAGAAATTTTTTATCACCCACTGGTTTTAAGTTTACTCTTAGAAGAGCACCTAAAGTTGCTTTCTTTGGAAACTCAGCTAACTTACCGGCAATCTCTATGGGGACTGCTATTCAATCAACTTATCTAAAGGATATTGATCGTCCTGGTGATAAGGTTGATTTTGGTGATTTTAATCTTCGTTTTTTAGTTGATGAAAATTTAGAAAACTACTTAGAAATTTTCAATTGGATAAGAGGACTTGGGTATCCAGAAAGTTTAAAAGAAATATATGACTTTCAAGGAGGAGTTGAAAACTTTCTCCAACCTCCTAATTCGGATTTAAATTTATTCTCTGACGCAACTCTACAAATTTTAACTAGTCACGAGAATCCTAATTTTAAAGTGGTATTTCAAGATATGTTCCCTACTGAATTATCTACATTAAACTTTGATGCTACGAATGAGGATATTCAATACTTTACAGCAGATGTCACTTTCAAGTATACTATCTACAATATAACTGATATGTCCGGCAAAAAATTATGAGTCTTGATCTTGAAACTATTCAAGAGATGTGGAAAAAGGATTCTGATATCGATAGGGATAACTTACATGAAGAGTCTTTAAAAATCCCATCTCTACATGCAAAATACTTTGAATTATATAATACTATATTTCTTCTTAGAAAGAAAGCAGAACAACAAAGAAAAAATATAAGACATGAAAGATATGAATATTATTCTGGAAAAGCAGATCCAGATACATAT